GGATGACCCAGGCGGCGCCACCAACCACGGCTGCACGCAGAAGGTTTGGGAGGAGTTTTGCGGTCATCCTGTCAGTGTTGACGATATGAAAGCACTGACGCATGACGACGTTGCTCCGCTTTACAAAACCAAATATTGGGATCGCGTGAAGGGTGACGACCTGCCAGCAGGGATCGACTATTGCGTGTTTGACGCAAGCATCAACAGTGGTGTTGGCAGAGCATCTAAGTGGCTACAGGAGTCTGTTGGGGTGCAGCCTGATGGTGTTATCGGGCCGATGACGCTGCGCGTTGCACAAGCGATGGTTCCGAATGACCTTGTGAACCTGTACTGCGACAAGCGTCTGGCGTTCCTGAAAGAACTTAAGACCTGGGAGGTGTTCGGGAAAGGCTGGGAACGGAGGGTAGAAGAAGTCCGTTCCCATGCGCTCACAATGATCGCAAAAGCCGGTTGATGTACCACTGAGCCTTTTCTAGATCCTCTCTGCCGTTCTTCTTCTTCCACCTCCAGAGATACTTGATCGCGTTTCCGGTGCAGAAAGCCTCCATGCCTTGCAGTCCTTCCGTAGCGACTGCAATGGCATCGATGCACTCAACAGCACCTTTGTAGTGGTCGGGGTTAGTAGGGTCAGAAGGGGGCATCATCTCGTGCCTTAGGTTCAGCCAGTGTTGCCCAGCCATCCCAGCCAACAGGTACTGACTCCATCTTGAGCGTCAGACCTTTCGGGCCTTGCATGACAACGCCGATCTTCTGCCAGCGTTTCTTTTCCTCTCCCTGCTTGTTTGTGTAGGTGCCGGTGCTAGCGATTACTTCGTATGCGATTGGCATAGTTTTTCCATTAGGTTGTTGACTTCAGACAAAAACTCTTTGACCTTGCTCTCAAACTTCTCGATCTCCTCCTCTGTCGGCTGGAACCGGACTACAAACAACCGAAGGTGTTCAGGGAATCTGTCATCAAACGACACAAAGTCCACCCACTTCCTGCCGGTACAGCTAAGTTGCGCCATCATCTGCGGGACGTACTTCGCAGGAGGTTTCCCGCCCTGGATGTAGTCAAGGTGTGTCGTTGACCGCGGGCACTTGATCTCCACCAGACCGTCAGACCCAACCAGAGCATCTGGGCTGGCACCAAACCAACGGATCAGCGGGTGCTTCACAAACCCAACATCGTCCGTTAGTTCGTAACTCGCTTGATACGCAGCCTTTGCAAGCGGTTCGACATCAATCCCCCGTTGCATATCTGCGTTAACAAACGAATCCTGTGCTCGACCCGTCAGTCGCTCCGTGACCAGTTGGGTCAAGTATCCCCTCCGTGCTTGCGTGTCCTTGCCTGCAAGGATGTCGCTGGCTCGAGAGCCTGTAGCATGACCCAGCCTGTCATGAAACCATTGTTCTGTCCGTTGCTCAGTCATGGACGTACTCCAAAACCCTCTGAAAGCGCCCAGAAGCGGCTTTCCTGCGTCCGGTAGGCATCAGGTAGCCTCTCCTCACCAGCGGCGCTATCCGGGGCGTTATCGTGTTCAGCGGGAGTCCTGGCAGACGCTTGGCTAGTTCGTCTGCGGTAAGACCCTTCTTTGCGCTCCTGAACTCGGCCAGCACGACCATCTCGAGCCGGTTGGCATCGACGCTGCCTGCTGCCTCGTGGCTTGTCTTAGGATCGGTGCTGCGAGCTAGTCCAGGCCAGTTCATGCTTTCACCTCCAGTTTTTCATCGTTCTCCGCGAACAGAACGATCTCAACTTGGGAGTCCTTTGTTTTGATGATGATGTACCGCTGCGAGAAAACCCGACAGCTTTCGGTGTGCAGGGTTTTGAGTTCTGACAGTTCGACGGATTCGACCTTGTGGATGTTGATGTTCATGCTTTCACCCATGACTGATGTGGGATCGGGAACTTGGGAGCGTGAAAAAACTTCCGCAGGATCAGTGTGTCGGGGTTGTAGAAGGCGCCAGGGTTGATGCTCTTGATCTGAGCGATTGCCACCTCCAGTTCTTTGTTGTCGTGTTGATAGTCGCGTCCGATTCGAGCAGCAGCGCGGAGCATGGCACGTTGTTGGTCATTCAGCAGGATTGCGGGTTGCATCATTTCACCTCCATCAGTTGTGTCTTACGGGTGTTTTTAGCTGCTTCGAGTTGCTGCATGAACTCGGTGTCTTTTAGAGCTTTGTAAGCGTGAGCAAACACGGTCTTGAGTCCGTCTAGGTTCTCAGCGTTTGCGACTTGCTTAAGATACGGAGCAGGGTCAATTGATGGCTTCTTGCTAGCTGCGTTACCGTCATCGTCCTCTGGAGCGATGCCGCACGCTGCCATCAGGCTGTACCTGCGAGCGTAACTAAGCGCCGAGCCGTAGCCTTGTGGGTCTTGCTTTGCAGCAGGTACGTGGAGCTTACCGCCCGACAGTGTTTCGCCGGACTCGTGAACGAATACGGTCTCGACGATCACACCGTCCTCGCACTCGTGCGTCTGCTGCATGAGTGCGATTCCGTTCTCGTTCAGCCCGTCAATGACAGCTTCTACGCAAGCCGCAAGATCAGCGTATCTGCTTTTGAAGTGCGGGTTGCTTGAGGATTTCAACGCAGGCCCGAAAGCCTTCTGCGCCCTGACCAACGATGATGCGATCTGTTTCATATGTCCCTCGATATTTTTGCCACTTGGTTAGGTATTGTTCCTGTTCGCTCGGTGGTGTCCACCCGAATCGTCGCCACGTTTGCTGCACATCTGTGGCGACGCCGGGAGTCCACTTGAAGTCTAAATCCGTGAGATGAGTTGCCAAATAAGATCTCCTATCGTTGAGGTTGAACCGATACTCCAATCGACTGCTGTGATGCCGAGGACTACTCCTGCCGCGATGATTGCGAGGTGTTTCATTTCGCCACCTTGTATGCGAGTTTGGAGGACTGCTTCCAGGTGTCGTACTGTTTTTCTGCCAGTTCCTGAATGCGCTGCTTGAGCTTTGCTTTTGCATCCTCACCGTTCCAGAGCATCTCGATCACTTGGTCGGTGGTGATGTCGGTATCGCGGTCTAGGTCAACCCAGACCCAGAGGATTTCTTTTGCTGTCGCTGAGTCGAGCCAGCAAGCAATCTCGTCGCTCTCCCACTCTTGCTGACGCTCGAGACTGTCGTTGTAGTTGTCCTCACGAATCCAGTGCAGGTCGATTCCAAAGTCGATCATGTTGTCCTCGGTTGTTGTTTGTTGACGGTGAAAGAATAGTACAGTAGACTGCATCCAGAGGTCAAGCAGAACGTTCCATTTTTTACAACTTTTACAATTTGAGGTTGCGATGACACCGAATGACGCGATCAACCTAGCCGCTGCCCTGGTGGGCACGAAGGGACGGTTGTGTGAGCAGTTGCAGGTCAGCAAGCAGGCAGTGAACGGGTGGAAAACGAGAGGGGTGCCGATCAAGAGGGCTTTGCAGATTCAGGAGTTGACGGGCGGGGTGGTCAAGCTGGGTGATCTGTGTCCGCAGTACGCCAACATCGAAATCGTGCAGATTGAAAATGTCTAGCCTGACTGCTAGGTCGAAGGCTCTCTATGTCTCGCATGGCTATCAGGTTGCACTGGTCGAGCACTACAACAGCTTCACTAAGCGCAAGCACGACCTCTGGGGCTGCATTGACCTGCTTGCAATCGGTCACGGCGAGACGGTAGCAATCCAGGTGACTAGCAAGGGTCATCTGTCAGAACGTCGGCACAAGATCGAGGAGGCCGAGGCTTACCCTGAGATGCTGCGTTCAGGGTGGAGGGTTGTGCTACATGGGTGGTTCAAGGAAGGCAACAGGTGGCAATTGAAAGAGGTTGAGTTGTGAAAGTTCTAGTGGCTTGTGAATACAGCGGAACGGTCAGAGATGCTTTTTTGCGTGCAGGTCACTACGCGCTGTCTTGTGACCTATTGCCATGCGAATCAACTGCGTCAGGAGATCACTATCAAGGTGATGTGCGTAATGTGCTTGATCACGGTTGGGATCTGATGATCGCGCATCCTCCTTGCACTCATCTAGCGGTCAGCGGTGCGAGATGGTTTAAAGACAAGAAAGCGCAGCAAGAGGAAGCCTTGGACTTTGTGAGACTGTTGCTGAATGCTCCTGTTGAGAGAATTGCACTAGAAAATCCTGTCAGCATCATCAGCAGTCACATCCGTAAGCCAGATCAAATTATCCAGCCTTGGATGTTTGGTCACGGAGAGACTAAAGCAACGTGCCTGTGGCTTAAGAATTTGCCTCTGTTAAAACCAACGAACATAGTCGACGGCAGAGAGCAACGAATTCACAGGATGCCGCCAGGTCCTGACAGGTGGAAGGAACGCAGCAGAACTTTCGTCGGGATTGCAACGGCAATGTCGGAGCAATGGTTATGATCTTTACCCTAGCGCACGACACCGCCCGCCAGAGGGCTGTAGAGGCCGTCAAAACCGCTCGGCATGGCTGGGTGGTACGGATAGAGCCACCCAACAGAACAAGCGCCCAGAACTCGTTCTATTGGGCCACACTGTCAGCGATCAGCGAGCAGATACGTCCGCAGGGTCAGGCTCACGATCAGGATGTCTGGCACGCTTACTTCAAGACTCGGTACTTGCCTGGGAGGATGTTGGAGTTGCCC